ATGACAGCAGCATCAGCGGTTGCTGTTTATGCTGTTGGATGATTGTTTTAAAATAAAATAGGATATAATATATAATATTATGGAAAATTTTAATTTATCATTTCCAATATCCTTTATTAAGAAGGAAGAAAGAATAGTTTCTGGAATAGCTACTGCTGATAATATAGATAAATCTGGAGATTTAGTAGATTTTACTGCATCTCTTGATGCTTTTAAAAACTGGGCAGGGAATATAAGAGAGATGCACTCTCCAATTGCTGTTGGTAAGGCAATTAATTATGAGCCTGTAACAATTCAAGATGATGATGGAAAGTCATTTAATGCGATTAGAGTTGATGCATATATTTCTAAAGGAGCTCAAGATACTTGGGAAAAGGTTCTTGACGGAACCCTTAGATCCTTTTCTATTGGTGGGAGGATCATCCAAAGGGAAATGGATTCTAATAAAATGTTTCGAGGGCGACCTGTTTCAATTATTAAAAAATATGAACTTGGTGAACTCAGTCTTGTAGATAACCCAGCAAATGCCATGGCTGTCATCGATATTGTAAAAATGTCAAGTGACGGGGATTATGATTACATATTGAAAATAGCTTGTGAAGATATTAATTTAACAATACCAGAATCAGTACAGCGAATGGCAAGAGTTGGTCTTGAACAAAGAAAAGAGCATGGTCGTGGCGGTACAAGCGTTGGTCTTGGATCTGCCCGTAGATTAGCCGCTGGTGGCACTGCAAGCCCTGAATTTGTTAGAAAAGTTGCAAGATACTTCCCTAGACATGCTGTTGATTTAAGAGCAACAGGTGCAAATCCTGGTGATGATGGTTACCCCTCAAATGGAAGAATTGCTTGGAATCTATGGGGTGGGACACCTGGCTGGGTCTGGGCAAGATCAAAAGTCCGTCAGTTGGATAACTGTACAACTAAATTAGATGATATAGATTTTCAAAAAACATGCTCTTGTGGATGCGGTGCATGTGAAGAGTATGATATTCTAAAAGAATTCGATTCTGCATCAATAGATTTTACATCTGAAGAAATGATTCAAGTAATAGATAATATACTTAAATTTAATACTACAGATAATTTGCAGATTGATGATAATTATGATAAGGTAAATAGCATGGAATCGTCTACTCCTGATCCCAAACCAGAAGATATTGTAGACAGTAAACTTTCATTGATGAAGAGATTCATCAACTGGCTTGTCCCTGATACTCCTCAGGGGGATACCGAAATCGTTGCTTCAACCGATATAGTTGAAGCGGGAAATGACAATTTGGAGGAACAAATGGATATTGAAATTCTAAAAGAAGCTCTGAGTTCTGTCATTGATCAAAGGCTTACTGATTTTGCCGCTTCTATAAAAGAAGAGGTTGATGCAACAGTTAATGCCAAGATTGATGAATTAACTAAGAGTTTTGAAATTAAGAATTCAGAACTTGCTGAGAAGCTTGAGAATACTGAAAAGTCTCTTGCTGAGCAAGAAAATAAGGTTGAGGCTATTGCTTCAACTGGTGCAATCAAGAAAAGCGTTGACCCCGAAGAGGATGATGAGGAAGAACTTGTTAAGTCTGAATCTAAATCTTTCTGGGGAAATATTTACCTGCCTGAGGGTTTAGTCAAGTCCCTTGGGTATAAGTCGTGAGAGGAGGAATACAAAGAATGACTACTCAAGAAGAAATTTTATCTAAGGCTAATGAGGTCACTACGAGCGTTGTTGGAAACGCTTCTGGTGGTCTTCTTAATGCCGAGCAGGCCAATCGCTTTCTTGATTTTGTGATTGATCAGTCTGTTCTTATGCGCAATGCTCGTGTTGTGCGTATGCGAACCCCGTCGATGGATATCGACAAACTGTCGGTTGGAACTCGTTTGCTTGCAAAGGCAACTGAGGCTACCGACACCGGCTCAAATGCAGCCGTTACTTTTAGTAAGGTCTCGTTGTCAAGCGTTAAGTTGCGCTTGGATTGGGAGATCAGCACTGAGTCCCTTGAGGACAACATTGAGGGGCCGTCGCTTGAGGATCATATTGCTCAGGTGATGGCTCGTCAGACTGCCAATGATATGGATGATCTGCTTATTAATGGCAATACCTCATCTGCAAACGCTCTGCTTAAGGCACTTGACGGTTATGTTAAGCTTGCCCTTGCTAATGGCGTAACTGTTGATGAGGCTGGAGATAATGTCTCGCGTTCGACGTTCGACAGAATTCTTCGTAATATGCCGACGAAGTACCTGCAGCAGAGAAATCAGCTCCGCTACTTTAGCGGTCCTGGGCTTGTTCAGGATGCTATCTATAGCCTTGGCAATCCCAACTCTGCTACTGAAGCAACCGCTGGCGCTCCGTCGCCCGGCTCTACTGTTGGCGATGCCGCATTCCTTCAGGGTGCAATGCGTGCTAATGGTGGTCCTGGAGCTACGGGTCTTGCCCCCTATGGCATCCCGCTGGTTGAGGTTCCTTTAATGCCTGAGGCTGTCTCTGGTGACTATTCTGGAGCTGCCGGTTCCCATGGGTATATTGAATTGACCTTCCCCAACAATAGAATTGTTGGCATCCACAGAGATATTACTGTGTATCGTCAGTTCCAGCCCAAGACCGACACTATTCAGTACACCCAGTATATGAGAGTCGCTTCTCAGATTGAGAATGCTGCTTCTTATGTCATTGCAAAGAACGTCAAGCTTCGTAGCTTGTGATCTTAGGCTGTTATAGTTACAACCTAAAGCATGATGCCCCAGAAAATCTGGGGCATTATGCTTTATATAAAAATATTAATGTGGTATAATCTTTTTTATGAGTGATAATATAGTTAAATCTGATGATGTTGTTTCAAAAAAAACATCTTCTACAAATAAAAAAACAAATGTAAAAGATGAAATAGATATAGTCACTGAAAATTCTAAGAAGAGTCCAGTACCAAAGAAAAAAGTTGCAAACGCATCTCCTGGGAAAAAGTTTGTATATTTTTCATCTGGGTCTGCATATGTAACCAAGTCTGGATTCAGATTTACAACTGAAAATAGAATATATGAATTAGATTCTGAAGAGGCTGACTATCTTTTAAGTCTTGATAATTTTAGACTTCCTGATCAATTAGAACTGGAAGACTATTATAAGGAGAATAACTAATGGCTGGAAATCTTAGTGATTATTTAGAGAATAAATTATTGGATCACTTCCTCAGCACGACTTCGTATACGATGCCCGCAGATGTTTATGTAGCACTTTATACTGTTGCCCCGAACGATGCTGGCGGTGGAACTGAAGTGACTGGCGGTTCATATGCAAGACAGACTGCTACATTTGACGCTGCATCTAGTGGTGCAACTCAAAATAGTGCAAATATTGACTTTACTAATATGCCTTCATGTACTGTTGTCGCAATTGGTGTTCATGATGCACTGACTAGTGGTAATCTTCTTGTGCATGGCACGCTGACAGCTAATAAAACGCTTGATGCTGGCGATACGCTAAGAATTGCAACAGGTGATCTTGATATAAGTATTAACTAATACTAAAGGAGAGCTATGGTTCAACGAAGAGAAATTATTGGTAGCGTTGTTTCCACAACTCTGTCAACTCAGATATCAAACTCTGCAACAAGTATTAGTGTAGTCGATGGTTCTACGTTCCCATCGGGCAGTTCAAATAATTTTGTTATTGTAATTGATAGAGGATCTGTCTCTGAGGAAAAAGTTTTATGTTCTTCAAGATCAACCAATACATTTACTGTATCACAAAGAGGCTACGATGGAACGGTAGCCCAAGCACACAATAGTGGTGCCATTGTTGATCATGTTCTAGATGCACTTGCTATGCAAGATATGAACACATCTGTATATGACAATGAAATTTTAAGATGGATGGGTATATAAAATGGCTTCTTTAACTCCTAAAACTTTATATGTAGGTAATACCTCAGGTGCTAATGTTTATACTGTTAACAGCACTGCTGGTAATTATTCTATTATTAAAAATATAAATATTTGTAATGCTAATACTACAACTGCTAAAACTATAACCCTTCATCTAATTGCTCCTGCTGGATCTGCTGTTGAAAATAATCGTTATTTAAGTGCTCTTACTATTAATGCCAATGATTCAATTCAAATTGATACTGGTTTAGTTTTAAGTAATGGATATTCTATATATATATCTCACACTGGAAATGTTACTGCAACAATTACTGGTGTAGAATATTTGGGGTGATTTAGTTGATTAGAAGTTTAACTACAGATAGAAGATTAGA